ATATTTCCATGTTCATGCCTCGTTGGGAATTCTGGGTCCCTGTCTTTTATGAAAAGATCCGGCTGATTACCGGTGATGCATTTAAGATGGATCTATCCAAAGATCTTTGGCCGGGTTTCATACCGTTTATACGGAAAACCTCACCGAATTCGGGAGGTTTCTCGGCAGTAATGTCGATTCCGTGGGATGTGGCCTTATTCGGGTCACATCTTGGCATGCGGACAATCCTGCTGGATTGGCTGAAGGCCGTAGATGGTTTGGAATTGATCTGGGGACTAAAGGCTTTGTGGAAACTCATTGGAACCAAGGCGAGATTCGCCATGGAAGAGTTCACTGAACATGAATTCGGATCTGATGAGTGGAATGCGAAGTGGAGATCAGCTCGTTTTCTGGATAGACATCCGGATGCGGGTCCTTTACTCCCCGGGGAGGAGCCAGATGTTTCTCCCTTGTGGTACGAGATGAATCGGGATCTGCCGACGGCAGATATGGGACCCGACGTCCAGCAAGCAACCCTGCTTGCCTGGTATCTAAAGTACTACTGGGGAAAACCTCTCTGGTTCGGCCGGTTAGGGTTCAAGGAAGAGCCAGGTAAAATACGCGTATTTGCCATGGTGAATATTCTCACTCAGACGCTTATGGCACCTTTGCATAAGTGGATATTTCTGAGGCTGCGTAAGATCCCGACGGACGGTACTTTCAATCAAGTCGCTCCGGTGGAGCGGCTGATTAAGAGTTTCCAGAAGAAGAGCTCTTGGGTAGCCTCTTATGATTTGTCGGCTGCAACTGATCGTCTGCCACTTGCGTTGCAAGTGAGACTATTAGTGCCGATATTGGGTGAGAAAATGGCAGCGAATTGGGCGAACCTCTTGATTTCGCAACCATATGGCTTACCTAAGGTAGCTAAAAGCTACAATTTAGGGTTCGACCGCGTAGCTTACGCGGTTGGACAGCCAATGGGGGCGTTATCAAGTTGGGCGTTACTAGCGCTGACCCATCATGCATTGGTGCAGATGGCGGCTTTTGAGGTACACAAACGATCAGGTTGGTTCCTGGATTACGCTATACTCGGTGACGATGTGGTCATTGCTGACCGCCTCGTTGCACGGAGATACCTTTCGATAATGAAGGAGATAGGCGTAGACATAAGCTTAGCAAAAAGCTTAGTCTCGAATACTTCTTCTTTAGAGTTTGCGAAGCGAACTTGGGTCGAAGGGCGGGATGTGACGCCAGTTTCACTAGCAGAGATGCTAGTAGCCTTGCGCTCTTTAGGAGCGTTAGGTGAACTGGTCAACAAGAATATGAAGTTTGGAGTGATCCGAATTTCTTCCGTAGCACGTTTCTGTGGTTTCGGATTCCGAAACCTGGCACGATTGCCAATTGTGTTAGGTGTAGGAAATCGTCTATCGGGTCTCGTCGCGTATCTCTGCCGTCCGGGCGGCATATGGCCAATGCCTCTTGAGGCGTGGTTATTGTCCGTTGCACCGGGTGCGCAGGAGGGTAGTGTAATCGATCCAAATCGTTGGACGATTGCATCTTCTCTTTGGAGAAGGACCCTTAGTGGGCTTTTACAATCGGTTGTGAAGTTCGAGAGACTCTTATTCACTCTAAGTATGAGCCGTTTCTCCGATCTAACTGTCCTAGTCGAAGACAAGACAGGAGACGGAGGGAGGCCAACCGCTGGGGCGAAGAAAGCAAAGAAGATGGTCGAACGACCGTTTTTCGCGCCGTCTGTGAAGGAGTTCTTCGGTTTCGACAGAGATGTCGAAACGTGGAACGAATTCTTTACAGAGTGGGTAGCTCGACCTTACACAAATACCTTGCGTAAGGCTCATCAAGAGATCGACGATCGCCTGAGAGTATACGAACCAGGGATTTTACCCGCTTGGAATACGTTATACGATATCTTTACGGAGATTGGAGCCTGTGAGGATGGAGTGAACCTCCTTCCGATCAAGATTGGGTATACTCAACGATTAAACGATGAGATAACCCCGTCTGCGAAGCTAATCACTTTGTGGCGACAACTTAGAAAGATAGCTCGTCGAGAGCGTATTTCTAGTGTCAGCGTAAGAGAGGGTTTCGTTCCCGAGCCGCAGGCTCGGAGACGACGGGCTGGAGGCTAGTCAAGCTGAAGGCCTAGGGAGCACCCAAAGTTATCTAAGAGCTTAGGCTAAGCCTAATTCTCGAAGACAAAAATGTAGTGCGTTACTAAGCGCAATCAGG